TTTCAAACAACCACAACTCAGCGACCAAGCCCAGCCATCGAAGTGCCGAAACTGTGGCAGTCGAGTGTGGCGACTCTTGGTGAACGGAATAGAAACCATTCTTGACCCCGAACTGCTCACCGCAGCTGATGAACTCATCTACCGAATTACACACCCCAACCGCGCAACCTACTCAATCCACCGCAACAGTTCGACATGGCAGGCTAGGTATCGAAGCCAGCAGGCAATCATCACCAACCCAGACGGCCAACCAATCCTCGCCGACCACCAGCACAAAGTCCTAGCCACCAGCGAACTGCCAACATACTTCCCACCGCGCTACACCTACGAAATCCCCGAGAGGCCAGCATTCTGATGAAGTGTTCCAACTGCAACCGCAACGCCGATGAACAAGTCCTGTGCAAAGGATGTGCCGGACAACTCCAACGATCCATTGCCGACCTGCCCATTCAAGTCAAAGAAGCCCACAAGTACCTTGCGCCAGGCAAAGGCGGTCATGGCACTAATTCAGGCGAACAGTCCATCGGAATCAATGTCACTGCCCTGGACTGGATTACTGGCAAACCAATCACCGACCTGCTCTGGGAGTGGGAGAAACTAATTCGCGAGGAAAGACAACTCACACCACCTGCCTACCTTGAGCCAACAGCTGACGAAGTTGGGGCAACCGTTGCGTTCCACCTAGCGCACCTGAACTGGACACTCGACCAGCCTTGGGTTGGCGACTACTGCGATGAGATTCTGGCACTGCACAAGCAAGGCCAAGTTGCCAGCCGAAGCCAAGCCGACCCAGTTCGCCGCATCGCCTGCCCTAGTCCGCACCCAGATGAAGCCGAGAAGTATTGCAACAAGATGCTGGCAGTGGAATCCAATGACATGACCGAGTCATTGACCTGTTCACGATGCAAGACCCATTGGACACCGGCACGACTGGTGGCAGTGGCGATGAGTGATCCGAACCGCGTGGCTTGGCTCGACATCGAAAGCATTGCAGTTTGGGTTGGCATTAGCGAACGCCATGCCAGACGAGTGGCAAAAAGTTTCGGCATCGAACGCAAGGGACAACTGTTCAACTTCAATGAGTTCACAACCAACTATCGCGCCGATTCGATTTGACAAATTATGTCCGACCTATGTGATACGCTTGTGCTATGCGCTAGTGAAGTGCAAAGAAACAATCTGAACCCTGCCGGCAATCGGTCAGGGTTCTTGTCATTTGTGGAGTGTTGTTGGAGATGTCATGGCTGGTATTAAAGTCACCGACAGCGACACCATTGCAGACATTGACGAAGCGCTCAGCTACCTTGTCGAAACTCTAAAGACCTGCCTGAACCGTTCAGAGTTCATGGCAATAGTCAACGAACTCCTTGACGAACGGCTGGGCAAATCATGAGGATCACAATCACAGTCGATGACATCATGGTTGAACTCGATGACGACAACCGCAACCCAACACTTGACGGCATTGAGTCAGTGCTGAAACGCATGAGTGAAACCGCATTCGAACTCTATTCAAAGACTTACGATGTGACCAAGGCAGGACAGTTCAACATCGACTTCCATCCGTTGCCCGATGTTGAGTCTGATGAGTATGAGGATGACGACTCAGCTGATGAGTAAAGTTCCATGCCTGACCTGTGGTATTCCAACAAATGGTTCACGATGTTCAGTTTGCCAGGGGCAGATGCAAGTCAGCCGAGGCTCTGCGACTTCTAGAGGGTATGACTCTCAATGGCAAAAGGTAAGACTTAAAGTTTTAGACCGTGACCGGTGGATGTGTACCTTGTGCGGTAAGTGGCTTGAGGGTAGCGATGCCACAGTCGATCACATAGTCCCTTTGGCTGTTGCACCGGACAGACGACTCGATGAAGACAACCTTCGAGCAGCATGTCGAGCATGCAACTCAGGTCGGCGCAGTAATGCAAGATAAAAATTCTTTTAATAAAAAATAAAAACAAAAAATAAAAATTTTGTTTTTTCTAAAACAAACTCATAAAGACCCAGCCCACCCTTTTTACACGCGGTCGCGAAAATAGCAATTCCCAAAAAACCCTTTATTTATGCGGTTTTTCATTTTTGAAGTTTGGAGTTTGACGATGACCAGAGGGCGACCGCCAAAGCCTGTTGAATTAAAACGCATCACCGGCAATCCTGGCAAGCGATCATTGCCTGAACTCGCCGCAGTGACTCCGTTGCCGATGGCGATAAAGATTCCTGATGCACCTGTTGACTTCGGTGTTGAAGGCAAACGCGCTTGGGAGAATTGCTGGTCAATGGCAATCACTTGGTTGTCTCCAGATTCTGACCTTCAAGCCATCACGAATGTTTGCCGACTAGCTGACGATTTGCAGGCGGCTCGTAACAAGTTCCATGCAACTCTTGACAACGGCGATGGCCGTCTGGTTGCAACATTGTCCAAATCTTTCACCGATGCTTTGACGAGCCTCGGGTTTGATCCTGTTTCGCGCTCTCGCCTAGGGGTAGCCGAAGTGAAACGAGTGAGCGCACTTGACCAACTCATCCAACAACGCCAAGCCAAGGGTCGCTAAGAATGCTCCGCGTTGGCTGACTAAAGTTCCGCCGGCAGATTTGAAGCGCACTCATGGTGATGATGTTGTTGCGTTCGCTGAGGCGCTTTGTAAAATCACCAAAGATTCGGTTGCTGGCAATGCTGGTGAGCCAATGATTTTCAGGCAGTGGCAAAGGGATTTGACTCGCCAGTTGTTCGCAGTGAAAGCCGATGGCTCTTATCGACATCGAACTGCGCTGATTGGTTTGCCTCGTAAGAATGGCAAGTCTGCCTGGCTCGCTGCGGTGGCTCTTGAACATCTTGTGTTCGGGCCTAGCGGTGGCGAAGTTTATTCGTGCGCAGCTGACCGACAGCAGGCCAAGATTGTTTTCAACACTGTCAAAGAAATGATTCGACTTCAACCTGATCTTGGCGAATTCTTGCAACCGTTTCGGGACACAATTTTCAATCCTAAAACTGGCACAACTTATCGCGCTTTATCTGCCGATGCAGGATTACAAGAGGGTTTGTCCCCGACAATGGTTTGCTTTGACGAGATTCATGCGCAACCTAATCGCGAACTTTGGGATGTTATGCAACTTGCATCTGGTGCGCGTACTTCGCCAATGATGATTGGCATCACCACTGCTGGTGTGAAGGTTGATTCCAGTGGCAGGGATTCTTTATGTTTTGGGCTTTACGAATACGGCAAGAAGGTTGTTCTCGGCGAGGTCGATGATCCGACTTTCTTCATGTCTTGGTGGGAAGCGCCTGATGGTTCTGACCATCGTGACTCTGCTACTTGGAAAGCCGCGAACCCTGGCTTTGATGACATTGTTGCCGCTGCCGATTTTGAGTCGGTTGTGAACCGCACTCCTGAGTCTGAGTTTCGAACTAAGCGTTGCAATCAATGGGTTGCGACTTCTAGCACTTGGCTTCCGTCAGGTGCTTGGGATGCGGTTGCTGATTCAAGCATCGATGTTCCTAATGGCACAGAAATTGTTCTTGCCTTTGACGGTTCGTTCAACGGTGACTGCACTGCGATTGTCGGTGTGACTACTGGCGAAGTTCCTCATGTGTTTGTTGTGGATTGCTGGGAGAAGCCTGATGGCGAGGCTGCTGATTGGCAAGTGCCGGTCATGGATGTTGAGGAATCTATTCGCAAGGCTTGTGCCAAGTGGCAGGTTGTTGAGATTGCTTGTGACCCTTATCGATGGGCAAGAACTTTTCAGGTTCTTGAGGATGAGGGTTTGCCGATTGTTTTGTTTCCGCAGTCTGCAAGTCGTATGACTCCAGCCACCACTCGTTACTTCGAATCGGTGATGAATAAGTCTTTGACTCAGGATGGCGATGCCAGGCTTGCTCGCCATGTCGGCAATGCAACTTTGAAAACTGATGCTCGAGGTTCGCGGTTGGCTAAAGAGTCCAGCTACTCGCAACGCCGAATCGACTTGGCGATTGCATCAGTGATGGGTCTTGAACGCGCTGCCTTTTGGACTTTGCAGGGAAACGGTTTGCCAATGGTTTTTGATCCTTGGTCGCTCGATGAATTAGGGGATGTCAATGAATAAGTTTTTCACACTGTCAATCGTGACAACGGTTGTCGAAATTGCAGGGGCTTTTTCAATCACCTTTGGTGTCGGGAATCTATTTGGTTTCTCGGCAGCACTAATCTTGGGCGGAGTCTTTGC